CTATTGCTTCTGCGTCACGGACTTGTCCCTCTTTTCCATTATGGTCTTTTTTAGCGGCATCCATGTCCTTAGCTGCCTGCCCTTCTTTAGCAGCCGCATTAATCACGTCTCCATCATTTTTTCCTCCTCGCTTTCCTGCCCCAACTAGTTCACCATTAATACCATCTAACTCCGCACGAGTCAGTCCTTCTTGACGCCCATTATCATTTTTTACTTTTCCAGCCCCCTCTAATGCTTCTCTGGTAGGGTCAACTCTTCCTGTAACTTCTTTTGGGCGTGCACCCTTTAATTGATTTAAATTAGCATTCTCACCATCTAGCACCCTTTCTGCTTCAGTACGCGCCCTATTTGCTGCAGCTGCATCTTCATCTGCTTTAGTTTTTGCTCTTGCTGCTGCATCTTGTTCATTCTTTGCTGCAACTAATTCGTCTCCAAGACCTTTGCGACTTGCTGCCAATTCATCTGGTGAACGAGTATTTATTGGTTCATGGGCCGGTTTAGTTGGTTTGACAACATTGCGTTCCAGCCCATGGTAATATGGATCTAAGGTGTTAATATCTTCTTGCGCCTTCTTGGCCCCTTCACCTGCCTTTTGAGCATCTTGTTTAAGAAGGGCTGCGTCACGTTCTGCTTTTGCTAATACATCGGCAAATGACGGGGGTTTATCAGTAATCGGTTCATATTTTTTTCCATTAAGCCTGGCAACTTCATCTTTTGCGCGTTTAAGTGCCCCCAATGCTCCTTTTCCTTTTGCTCCAATGAATAAAGGCTGCATTGCAGAATTCAAAATATTTTTTTGTATATCCCCCTGTCTAGAAGAAATTGTATCGCCCGTTTGCTTGTTTAATAATTTTTCTATACGAATGTCTGCGCCAGCCCGCGTAGCTGCTTCATTCGCCTTTATTGTGCTGAAATCCCCCTGCTTTGCCCCTTGAATCCTTTGGCGTGACATTTCGGCTGCTCTGGTTAAAGTGGTCTGAGCATCCCCTAGACTTTGTTTAAGAGAATCAATGGATAAATGTCTAGCAAGGGGTTTTGCCACTGGTTTTTTTAATCTCACCATCTTTTTAAGAAGTTGGACTTGCTTCCCTTTTAAATATTTTGAGGACGTTGATATTGTAGCTTTCTCTTTCAGGGTGCGTAACCTCGCCCTTGCAGATTCTGCCTGTTGTTTCCTTGTGACAAGTTCAGCAATCTTTTTATATTGTGCTCTTATGGCAGATTCAGTTGAATCTACACTTTTTGCCCGAACCACTGCGGGGGCTTTCATTTTCACCATACGTATTCCTATAGAAGTACTATATATTAGGGAGTTGTCTTTACTTGACGGTATATGCCAAAATTAAGAATGCCCTTCGGGAGTTCTTAATTTTGGTAATTTGCGGTATTTAACTTATAATCTTAGTGTCCCTTCTTGTAAAGAGCGTAAAACTGCGGGGTCTGCTAAAGGTGCATAAGGGGGTGTTACTAATGGATTCTTCATTAACATTACTGAATTTGGGATTACATTTCCATCTTCATCAATATACTTTCCATCTTCTGAAAGTGCCATGTTTTCTGGTACTTGACTGATGTCATACCCGTTTGAATCATATACTGCAGTTCCCTTAACAAGTATAGGAATATCCATTGTATCATCATCAGGGTCGTCAATGTATTGTACTGATTCACCTTCATTTAGTAAAAATCCTTCTGGTGTAACAGTTTGCCCACTTGCAAAAACCCGTTGATTTTTATCCATAAATAGTCCATTAATGTAAGGGAATATTTCATCATCGTCTGAAGACTCAGAAGGGCCATAGGGGCCAGAAGGCCCAGAAGGATCATAAGGGCCAGAAGGTCCAGAAGAGCCAGAAGGTCCAGAAGGGCCAGAAGGGAGTCCAAGTTCTATAGCAGCAGTTTCTTGTGCAGCCTTCCACATACGTAGCGAAGGAAAAAGAGGTAAAAGGGGATTTTCGGGGTTTTCCCATGCTTGCACACTAGCTGTATACGCACCTAAACCACTGGAAGGCCCAGAAGGGCCAGAAGAACCTGAAGGGCCAGAAACGCCTTCACTTAAATTATATTTTCTTGTTAATTTTCTAAAAAACTTTTTCATATATTTCATTTGTTCAGCGGGGTCATTAAAATCAACTACCTTGCCACCAGAAGGGCCTGTTGCCGTTCCAGAAGGGCCTGTTGCCGTTCCAGAAGGACCTGTTGCCATTTCAGAAGGACCTGTCGCCGTTCCAGAAGGACCTGTCGCCACTTTAGAAGAGCCTGTTGCCGTTCCAGAAGAGCCTGTTGCCGTTTCAAGAGGACGTTTTGCCGTTTCATCAGGACGTTTTGCCGTTTCATCAGGACGTTTTGCCGTTTCATCACGACCTGTTTCCGTTCCAGAAGGGCCTGTTGCCCCGCCTTGCTGCCCAGAAGGGCCCGTTGCCGTTCCAGAAGGGCCCGTTGCTGTGCTAAAAGGATTTATTGGTAAAATCATTTCCTGAAATCCCATTACTTGCATCATTTCCCTACTAGAAGGGCCTGTTGCCGTACCAGAAGGCCCAGATGCAGAATCAGCTACAGGGGGTGGTAGAATTTTAACGTCTTTCATTTTGTCTACAGCATTCTTCAGGCGGGTTATTGAATTGTGCAATGATATATCTTTAAATTCAATCTTATTTAGTATAAAAGCTGCAGCGCCAAAAGCAATTAATCCTGCAATATAAGGCCCGATAAGTTGAAGGAGACCTAATGCATATAGGCCCTTATTACTTTTACCTATACCACTAGAACGAATATTATCTGCATCCATTTGTTGTCTAGCCTTTTCAGCCCTTGCCTGTGCATCCGCTTCTGCCTGCCTCGCCCTTGCCTGTGCATCCGCAGCCTCCTGCTTTGCTTTTGCCGCAGCCTCCTTTGCTTTTCTTCCTGCTGCCCGCGCCTCCGCTACTACTTTTGCTGCCTTTGCTTTTGCTATTGCTGCTTTTGCCTTTACAAGGGCAACTTTTGTTGCTGCTTTTGCGTATGCCTTTGCAGTAGCATCTTTGGCAATTGTTAAAGCATCGGCTTGTGCTTTAGCAGCAGCTTCTTCACGTTGTTTTGCAGTCGCTTCGTCCCTTGCAGTTTTTGCAGCTGCCTCAGCCTCCATCCTAGCAGGACCAGTTTTAGCTGCTGCATCCGCTTCTGCCCTTGCCTTTGCGGCCCCTGCTGCTTCCGATCTCGCCTTTGCAGCGGCGGCCTCCCGCGCCGCCGCGTCTGCCTCTACCTTCTTTGCCCTTGCCTGTGCATCTGCATCTGCCCTTGCTGTCTCAGCAGCACGCCGCGCCGGATCTGCCTGTCTTGGTTTTGCCCCAGGCTTAAACGGAGGCATCACACCTATTCCTATTAGTATCTACGTTTAAACTGTGAGATTTTAGACACAGACAACGGTAAAAAACGTATGCGTATCGTCTTAAATGCTATAAGCACAAGACGGCATGCACGTACAAAACTACTTCTGGCCGCTGGCCGCTTATCGACTTCTCCAGCTCTCACCACACACATCACAGATGTACATGTACTTCATATTTACTGCATCATACTTAATATAGATGACATCGCGCTCTGTTCCAGCCCCATTGCTTGCACAGTCACCCTTTGGACATTTGACACTTTTAACATGCGGCAAGGTAGAATCTTGCCGGGTAAATTCATTGAGAAGAATCCTATATCCTTCGCTCGACCTTTCTTGTACAAGAGTTTCTACAAGAAGGCAGCCCCCTACTTGCGGCTCCTCCACTCCACATGTAAGGCACTTCCAAATCAGCGCCCCACCTGGCTGAAATTTCATAATGTACATATTTTGACATGTTGAACACACTTTCATCGTACCTACTTATATACGACGAGCTTTATGCGACAATTTTAAACGGCGCGTGCTTCTTCTACGCTTTTGTCGTTTGCTGCCTCCCATAATACTACAGCTATGTCCACGACAACCAGTTTTTGCGGGACTAGTCCCGCGACTTGTAAGCTTTAGCAATTGCAATACTTCTTCTTTATCATCTGATTCGCCTTCTTTAGCATAATCAAGCGCAGTGTTTCCTTCTCCATCTTTGGTTCCTTTTGCTGCCCCTGCATCAAGCAACATCTTTATAATCTCCACCCTATGCTCCATGGCCGCCGCCATAAGAGCCGTAATTCCCGCGATGTTTTTTAGTCCCGTATCGGCCCCCTTCTCTAATAATAGTTGCACGATTTCCACTTTACCAAATATAGCTGCGCGAATTAATAAAGTATTGTTACTGTGCCCCGTTGCATTCACCAAGCTCGGATATTTCTTCAGAATCTTTTGTATATCTTCTACTGACCTACTTTTTGTTACTAATTCATGAAGTTCTGCTTCTTTTTCATCCCTTGTTAAAGGATCCATTCCTACCGTGTTATGCTATTTTAACTTGATTCTAACACATTTTTACCAATTTTTACTAAAGATTTCCACTCTGTTTGCACAGCCATTCTTGGATATTCTCTGCAATCAATCAGCTTGTCATCTGCCCCTGCTGCCACTTTTATACGTTCATACAAATTTGCCAGAAGTGTGTCTCCCCGTTCTTCTAATACTTCCTCAAATCCGACCCACTCTGATGGAACAACATCGTCTACTTTCCATCGACAGAGTCGTCGGAAACTAAAGGATGTCAGGCGCGACTGTACTGCATCTGCATACATTTTTGCTCGAGGATGTTCGAGGTTAAGCGTCTCTCTACCAGGTTCATTACAAATCGGATTTTCATCCAGAAGACTCTGAATCGTTGCCATTATACTACCCGTTGACAATGCCGGCGACCATTTTGGTCCACTCCACGTCCCCAAAATCGACAGGCATACTTTTCCATCTACGTACATATTTGGATGAAATCGCGTTGCACCATCGGATGTTATAAAGACTACTTTTGGTGGTATATGCGGGTAGTCCTTTGGATACTCTATGTCATAAACAAGAGGACAGTCCGCGTAGGGCGTTCCTGCTGGACCAATAATCATTGACCGCGCCTTTAACATATTTGCGTCATCAAAACTATAGTAAATGTTTGGATACAACTCGCGCTCCCTTGAGAGTGTAGCTCGTTCACGCGTCAGACGTTTGAAATATGGTTCTACCATGCAACTCTGCTAGTATTGGCGTGCCTTCTTTAGGGCGGGCGGGCGGGCCGCCGCCGCATAAAATTGGTTGTTATTAAATCTGAGGCATGAGTATAATCATGACAACTCTGGACCACACCAAACACGAGCTTTTCCGTTTTCTTGATGCGCATCGGGCCACCGACCCCAAGACCGCGTCAATGACTGGGATGGGCGATAAAAAGGGGAAGTGGTATATCTCTGATGAGGAATATCCGAAATTCCTTGACCTCATGCACAACTACCTCTTTGTAAAGCGTTATTCGCCAAATGCCTTTGTAGAGCAGCCGAGAAAGGGAAAGGCAAAGCCCCTCCTGATTGACTTGGATTTCAAGTACTCGGCGGAAAAGGCACTCGTACGAACCTTTACATTCGAGCAGATCAGGAGCTTTTGCCAAATGCTGGTAAATGGACTGAAAATCTTCTTCGATGTAGAGGATTACGAGTCCCTCCGCTTCTTTGTTACTCTGCGCCCCGCCCCCTATTCTACCGCAGGCAGTAAGGAGCGCAAGGACGGAATCCACATTCTCTGCCCCGATATTTCCTTCATGGACGACCGCCAAACAGTTCTTCGCAACTGGATGCTCTCCCAAAATGCAATCGAAACCTGTTTCTCCGGAACAGAATATGCGAACAAACCCCCTGGCATTTATGACCAGGCAATGACCCACAAACAGGGGTGGATATTCTACGGGGAATCCAAGCCAAATATCCAGCCATATAAATTGGAGCGCATCTTCACCTACACTCCTTCCACTGACACTTTTGAAGAGGAATCGCCGCTCTCATATACTCCGCGGAAACTCATGGCACTTCTGAGTGTCCGCTACAATATTGTGCCCGATACGACGACGATTCGCGACGAGGCAGTTGAGCTGTATGAGCAGATGCGGCTGTACGGGGATACACTGCGGCCTGCGGCTGATACGGAGGCGGCAATCGTGGACAATGTAGAGGCGCGAAACACTCTTATTGATGCAATCCACGCCCTGTATCCTGTCGACTTGGACGCCGAAGAAATGACGGTGATTCGGCGGATTGTCATGGAGTGTCTGAGTGAGGAGAGGGCGTCCAACTATGAGACGTGGATTCGCGTGGGCTGGTGCCTTCACAATATCAGTCCCAGCGAGGAACACTTCCAACTCTGGATGGATTTCAGTGGGCGGTCTGGGAAATCGGGGCAGAATGATATGGCAAAACTGCGGCGTGACTGGTTCAACGGGTGGAAGAAACACGATGACGGGCCGCGACTCACGGAGCGGTCTTTGCGGTTCTGGGCAAAAAATGACAATGAGGCTGCGTACAAGGCCGTCCAGAGTGAGTACCTGGGCGAGTACATTCGCCAGGAACTTGAGCCGACACACTGGCATATTACGAAACTCATGAAGAAAATGTTTGGCGCAAACTATGTGGCATCGGTGAGCGCGCGAAACACGGATTGGTATAACTATAATGACACGGAGAACATGTGGAAAAGGTTGAACCAAGGCATTGAGTTGCGACTGAAACTCTGTACAGAAGTGGCTGACGAGATTTCCGCGGCAGGGCGAAAGTATTATAGCCTCTCGGGGAATCTGACGCCAGGTGAGACAAAGACAAATGTGGAGAAGCAGAAGGAGCTGATGAAGATTCAAATGAATCTCTACAGCAGTGGGTTCGGTGAGTCTGTAATGAAGATGGCGATTCAGCAGTTTTATGAAGCGGATTTCCAGGCCAAGCTCAATATTAATGGGAACCTCTTTGCCTGTCGCAATGGAATCTTGGAGCTTCGCACACCAGGGCCCGATGGGCGTGAGCACGTCCTCTTTCGCCAGGGTCGCCCAGAGGATTACATGAGCTTCCTGGCAGGGCAGAATCACCCTGAAACAGAGCCGATTGAGTATCATCCGTATGATGCGGCTGACCCACTCCAGTACGAGATTGCCGACTTCTTCTCCAAACTCTTTCCTGATGCCGAGTTGCGCCGCTACGTTCTTCGTCTTCTTGCGTCGTGCCTAGAGGGGTTCAATCGCGAGCAGTGCTTCTATATTGCTACGGGCGGTGGTGGCAATGGCAAGTCGAAACTCGTGGAGCTGATGCGACTCACGTTTGGTGATTATCAGACGGCCCTACAGTCTACAGTGCTGACGAGGAAGCGGCCCGAGGCGGGGGCGGCAAATCCGGAAATCATGGCGGCGAAATGCCGGCGTTTCATCTATCTGCAGGAGCCCGACGACAAGGAGCCATTGAATACGTCACGGATGAAACAGTTTTCAGGCGAGGACATGGTAGAGGCGAGGGCACTGTATGGTGACCAGGAGAAGTTTATCATTATGGGCAAACTTGTTATGATGTGCAACAAGCTGCCGCCTGTGACGACGATGGACCGTGGTACATGGCGCCGTATTCGTGTCATTGAGTTTGTGAGCAAGTTCGTGCCACCGGATGACCTGGACCTTATTGAGAAGCGCCGGCCGAACGTGTTCCCCATGGACAATATGCTGGACAAGAAGCTGCGTACGTGGCGCGAGCCATTCTTGGCCCTACTCGTGCACATTTACGAGACGGAGTACATTCCTTTTGGCCTAAATCCTGTCCCTGCGGCCGTAATGAAGGCGAGCGACAAGTACAAGAATGATTTCGACACATATGCGCGTTTTCGTTCGGAGCGTGTTCGATTGCCAACGACTCTGGAGGAGAAGATTCAGTTTCGTGATAAGCCGATGCTGACAAAGGATATTAAGACGATTGTCTCCAAGTGGTCAAAAGATGTGCGAGTCGAGTTGAACTTCCAGGATGTCATTAACAGGTTTACCGAAGAGTTCGGAGAGCCCGCGAATAATGGCAAGGAGTGGCCGGCGATTTGCGTGTTTGCAGGGGATGATTTGGTAGTTGATTGGGACATGGCACATGCGGCGAACACATCTTAACCATATCTCATAATAATCGTAGAAATCATTATACCAAATATTAAAGAAGAAAGTATTACACTAAAAAGTCCCATAAGCACATTTGTTCCAGACATGCTGACGGCAATCAGAAGGCCAACAACAAAGAGTCCATATACAGTGAAAAATAAGAATAGAACCCAGTCTTGTACAGTTGAGAGGCCATTGCGTTGCCAGATTGTGGGTTTCTCACCCGATTGCACATAATCTTCATATTCTCTGTCGTGTACTTCTCTAGTATTTATCATCTCCGCGAGTTCCGACTTCATGGCGGAAACTTTCATTGCAAGATTGCTATGTTGAATCTGGTTGCTTGAAGTTTTAGCCGCCTTATAACTATCATTGTACATGTGTTGCGCCCTTATTAATTTTTCTTGGGCTTCTATTATTCTCTTTTCGCCTGACATGTCCTACCGTGTTGTGCTAAAATAAAGTGCTATTTAGCTCTTACAGTCGCAGTTTCCTTTAGAACCACCAGTTTTTGCTTCCAAAGTTGCAATATATGCCTGGTAAGAAGGGTCGCCAGCAGTGAGGGGCGTTGTCTTTGTATTATCATCTGCAAAGACTCTTCTGTCCCAATACATATTGTCCCGTTTCTTCTGTGTAAATACTAATCGATTAATAATGATTATTGCCACTATAGCTGTTGCAATTGAAATCGAATAATACATGAAGGGGGTGCCGAATGTCCCCATTTGCTTGAGAATTACAAGGATACTCGAGAAGAGTAGAAGAATAAAGACAATCTGAAAGACGAAAAGCGTGTCCATTTTATTATTGTACGACCATTCATTAATCTGTACTTGCCTGGTTGCAGATTCTGTATCATATTGCACAGGTTGAGCCATCCTCTACCGTGTTGTGCTAATTTAAGTCCACCCCTTTAAGGGGGTGGACTTAACAAGCTTACAGCGCAGCCACGTCCACGGGACGTGGGGCGCGCTAAGTTGGTCGGCTCTGCCGACCTTACAACACAACTGTAGGCAAATAGGCACATATAAGTCCACCCTAGGGCGGACTTAATTTGGCATTTGGCTTTACTGTGTTGTTCAGAAGTAAAGTCTATCCTCTAAGATGCAGCACCTTTTGCCGGTGCCACACTCACATAAATAAGAAGACCAACCGCAACAATATTTAATAATCCGTAAATGCCAAGATAATTTGTTGCCATTTCATTTTTTCCTGCTGAAACTCGAATCATTCGATTCCGCAAATCAGAATATGATTTAGTGTCCAACATTACCATATCAGATTGTAGAGATGCCTGGAATCCTTCTTGTATGACAGGCAAATCTAGAGGAACTGTCTTCTGCCATCCTTCAATATATTCAGAACTCTTGTCAAAGACGGTGATTCCCTTCAAATGCCGGGAAACATTTAGAATGTCTTGTATAAATAAATTCTTCTCTCGTACTTTATCAATCAGAGCAGTATCCACAGATTCATTGGCGGAAATACGTGCTAGAAGTTCTTTCATTAAAAACTCATATTGATTATTTACCGAACAAAGAAGAATGCCCAACTCGCCGATTAACTTTTCTTTCATCGCTGGATTTGTAGGGTCAATACCGCGGCTTTTTATTCCATCTACAACTGTTGTAAGAGCATCTTGTGTTAAATTACCTTCTGAATCCCTGCGAAGACCTGTTATAGGTAGGACTGAAGAAGGAATGTCGGCCTCTGCCTGTTTCATTGTTGTTATAGATGCACAGCTCATTCTCTACCGTGTTGTGCCATTATTTGCGTACTAAAATATAGATTAAGAGGCCTACGCCAACTGCTGTTGCAATCCAGAATGATGTTGTAAACTGCGAGGCATACATGTAGCCTTGCATAAATCGGCTGTCATACATATTATTCTTGAAAAATGAAAAATCAACTCCTATAAGAGAGAGCACAAAAAGGAGGCCAAATATTCCAATAAAAAGTGAGATTGAGAGGAGCACGACAATAGTTATATAATAAAGGGGTCGTGTGGCCGGAAACCAACTGGAATAATAACTAGAATATTTTACAGGTTCCTGGGAATATGCCAGACGGTCTTTTGCAATTCGTGTGTTTTCTGCTTCTCGCTTCATTTGTTCTTCAAGACTGATAAGTTGTTCTTGCATTAGGAAAATCTGATTTGCAGAAGAACTAGAAGAACGTATGGATGCTGAGAGGCAAGTATTTAGAGAATCAATATCACTTGATATGAGTGCAACACTTGCTAAATCGGCTTGAGAGTGCGCTTTTTTCTGAATATAAGTATTTAACATTTGGCTTTGTTCATTATGCCAGGCAAAAAATTCGCTGTCAGAGCTTATAATTTTAGTTTGTTCAGCTGTGCATCCAGTTGCTAGAGGGGAAGCTGGAGGGGAAGCTGGAGGGGGACTGCTTGAAGAAGAACTGCTTGAAGAAGAACTGCTTGAAGAGGAACTGTATGGAGGGGGACTGCCTGGACTCTGAAATCCTTCTTGATTTTGCTCCTGTAAAAAATCTTCACTTCCCATCATTTCCTACCGTGTTGTGCTAAATTAAGTGCACCCCCTTAACAAGCTTACAGCGCAGCCACGTCGATTAAGGAACACATACGCGATAAGAGATATATTCACCAGCAGAAGGGCTCGGCCGAGTAATCTTTACAATGTCGCCGGGCAGAAGACCCATAATCCGTGCAATCATATCTTCATGAAACTTAATCAGAGGAAGCTGCGTCTTGGACTTAATCCGATTCTTCTGCATAAACTCGGTGTGCTCCGCGGCTGGAAGAAGTTCGTGTTTAGGAACCAGAACATGCTCTGTAGGATTATTTACAATAGTGTGAGCCTGGAAGAAATTCACCCGCAGATTTTTTGAGGCGAAAATAGAGAGAGCTGCAACATGAAAAGCCTCTACAATGGGTTCAAGGAGAACTACTACCAGCTCTGTAGTGGCCGGATTTACTGCTGCATCATTACCCTCTTCTGTAAGCGCCTCTAGAAATCCTGAAATCTTGTTCTTAATACGATTCAGACTATATTCAACGCGACATTCTGTAATGCCAGCCCCCTTTTCTGTCTTAACAAGGTCCATCCGAAATGCTCCAGTCCCCGCAGAACCAATAGAGGCAGCTGCCATTGCAGCAATCTCTATAGGACCAAACTTCTCATAGGGTTTTGTGTTGTACCCTCTGTTCTCCAGAATAGTAAGCAATGTCTTGCGACTCTGAAATAATACATTCAGTGTTTCGTAATCCATTCTGTCCTACTATATTTAATGGAACTTTAGTTCGTCAAATTTACCGTGTTGTGCTAAAATAAGTTCAGCCCTGTTTCATCACCGTAACGCGTACATTTGGATTTGAGTTTGCACTTGGGCCAGAGGACCCTTCTCTGCTGACATTTACTATAGGTGTGCTTCCTCCACTACTAGGCCTTCTTGGACTTGTTGACCTGGCTCTTGGAGGCGTTGCCGCCCCTCCAATCATTCGCAAAGCAGAATCACTCGTATCAACTGCAATCGTTTTTGGAGCACCTGGCATTGGTGATTGAATGATTTCCGTAGGAGCTACACTCTTTCCTACGTTCATAGGAATGACAAGAACTGGCTGGGTACTGGTTTGAACATTTACACCTTGGCCTTGGTTTTGGTTCTGGCCACCTCCCTGTTGTGTGGCGGCAGGCGGGGCAGCAGCCTCTCCTGTATAAGGAATATCATCTAATTCATCTGTTACTTCTTCGAGTCCCTCTGGTGCAGGGGGCCCCGCTGCCTCCATTCCCTTTGGCAGTTCAATCGTAATCGAATTCCTTGCAGGCTCTACAGGAAGCTCTACAATCTGCGGGGGTGCCTCTGCCTCCTTTGCCGCTTCTTCTTCCTCAATCGCACCTAGCCCAGCCAAGTCATTCATAGATGCCTCTAGCTGCTCCTCTTCTACAATACGCTCTGGAGCAATTTCCGTATCAAGTACTACACGCGCCGGCAAGGGCTCCTTCAAGAGCCGCTCCTGCTCGTCTGCAGCCAACTCTTGGAAATTCGGTTCGCTGAACTTTCGTACATCTTTCTCCGTTAAAACGCGCATCCCCATATTCATATATGCATTCATCTCCTGGTCCAGTAATTTGAATGCATAAGGTATTTCCACTTTCGAGAAGGTTGCCACACTCCTTTTTGAAGGCGGAAGAATCTCCAGATTTGTCGCCGTTTCCCCAATAAACTGTACGGGGCCGTCGCACATAGAACAGATAGTCAAACACTCTTTTTCATTATAAATAGGGATTGTTCCGCAACCATTACACACTAGTGTTGAGTATCCATCTGCCCTCTTCATAATCGATTCATTTAGAAAACCGGCAATACCGTGTCCCAAAATCGCATCACGTTCCATTTCACCAATACGCAAACCGCCCTGCGCCCCGCGCCCTCCCGTGGGCTGATGTGTCCTCTGTTCTCTTCTTCCTTCTGCACGCGCATTCCATTTATCTTCTGGCATATGCTTCAGACGCATTGTATAGACATTTCCCACAAATATCTGTGTGGGAATAAGTTGCCCGCTCATTCCATCATACATGAGTTCCTCCCCAAACGGCTCCATTCCCAGGTGGTCACGAAGAACGGCACCTACTGCTTCCATTGGATTTCCGTCATTCATAAAGAGTGTTCCATTGCCAACTGTGCCAAGAAGAGGTGCGGCCTTTCCTACAATCGCCTCTATTAATTGGGCCACTGTCATACGAGAAGGAATCGCATGCGGATTCATAATCATATCTACAGGGATTCCCTCGCTCGTCCGTGGCATATCATAGCCGCGAAGAAGCATCCCTATAGTACCCTTCTGGCCGTGCCTATTTGAATTCCCTGTCCAAATGCAATTTCGCGAACCGATTCTGCGAACAAGGAAAATACCAGAAGGAACTGTAAGACAGTGGACCGAGTTTCCTACAGGATTAACTTTATGATGCGAGAGCCTCGAAATCTTTGTATTAGAATGTTCCTGAATTCCTGTGAAAAAGTATGATTTATCCGAATTGTATAATTCAGAGGCCAAGATAATTTGCTTTACTCCGCTGGCGTCACACACATACATTCGGTGCTCTGGTGTTACACAAATAGAAATGCACGCCGCTTCATCTGAAAATTCGTACGTATCACCCGTGTGCTCTATTGCAATATGCTCTGGTTTTACGAATTCGATTGCACCTGTCTTCGTATCTAGTTGCGCAACTTTTGCATCTAGAGGCGATTTCCCTATAGAAATCCAGCCAAACTCAGAAAGAACTTCGTGGTCTTCCGTGAGGCAGAATTTGTCTCCTAACTCTGGAATACGTTCTTGCACAACACGGACTTTTACCATAGCCAGTCCCGCATTATTGACTGTCACGGAAACACGCTCTACGCGCCCCCGTGTCCATACTTGCGCCGTCACAGAAGCGTCGCGCATATCTCCCGTGTCTGTTTGCATATACATTCCTACTAACACGGAAGTCTCATCTACTAGCTCTCCTACGCGTACTATGCCGCGTTCATCTAGCTTTGAATAATCAATCCCAGGTTTTAGCGATGTCCATCCAGGAATCTGCGCAGGATTTCCAATTCGCTTCTTCAGGCTCACTTTTGTTGCATCTTCTTCAAATGCCTCATACGACCTATAGAATGTACTTCTGAACATTCCGCGAGCAAAAGAGTCGGCATTCATAAGAATTCCGTCATCTTGATTATATCCCGTGAATGACCCCATGGCGAGAATGAGATTGTGTCCATAACCCATTTGGCCATCTGCGAGGTAGTCGTAATAGAGTGTGCGAACAAGAGGAGCCTGTCCATAACATAGAACGTGGACTTGATTGTCAAAACGATTCTGGAACGCAGTAGAATAGACGGAGAGGCCCTGTTTTGACTGTGAGCACGAGAGCTGATTACGCGGGGATTGATTATGATTTGCATAAGGAATCATGCTTGTTAAGAGGCCCACTATAGTGCTAGGATGAATCTCCAAGTGGCTCGTGTCAGCACTGATTTGTTCAGGGAAATTCGCAATAAATGCCTCGTTCATTTCATACGGGTCCATATATTCAATGACGCCTGCATCGGGGGCGAGACGCTCTACATATGATTCGAGAGTAGGCGCTACTTCTGATGCAAAAGGGTCAACAAATCCGCCCTGGGTGAGGCTGCGTTTGGCCGTCTGCGGGAGAATACCCATAATCAGGTTTCGCCATGTTGTTGCGGCCTGGAGAGCAGCAAGAGGCACTTTACCGCGGACACCCAAGTGTATAAGAGGACGCATGGGCCTGCCTTCATCGACAAAAATAAAGACGCGCCGGTCGCGAATACTGAATCCGACGCTTGCAGAAGGTGGGAGACACCCTGTCCACTTTAGAACTTTAAGAGTGTCACGCAGAGCAATAGGGCGAAACGTATAACCAATAATACCGGAATTCAGAAATACGGGGACGGCTAGGCATAGAGTAGCAGGTGTCATTTGGTCGCATCCCATTACTTCGCCGCGGCGATAGAGCCATGCAAGAATGGGGGCTGGCTCTGATGCAGTAGAAATAGAAGTGAGCATGCTCAGATTTTTACTAATACCAATACTTGCTCCTCCAGGCGTCTCGCTTGTGCAGAAATAACCATATTGGCTAGTGTGAAGACGACGCGGGCCAGGAAGTTTCATACCAGTGTCGAAATCAAGAACGCAGCGGCGGCAATGCGACATGAAATCCATATATGAAAGGCGTGAGAGGTCTTGTATAACACCGGTTTTCTCCTCTCCTACGCCCGCCCCTGTTCCGCTGGACCATTTCCCTTTGAATGCGCGCATAACTCCCTCCGTCATCATGCCGGCATTAAACATTGCATTAAGAGTTCCCTGTAGAAAGAGATTCTGAAATTTATCTCCTTCGTAAATACCTTTATTGAATTTGTACTCTTTATCAATCGTTAAAAGAGTTGCTTTTGCCCAGCTCGTGTAGATGCCCTGGAATAACATGCGGCAGAGGATTCCAGAGGTAATACATCTCTGATTACGAATATCATCGCGGTCGGATTTTGCATCAATCCCTGCCTTTACACGGAGGATTTTTCGGACACACTCGGCCAAGAAAAATACGCGGGATTTCGGAGTATCGTCAATGTGAATAAATGTCTGGTTATGAAGAACATCAAGTACGTGTGCCTCTGAAAATCCTTTTGTCAGAACTTTAATATATTGTATTGCAGAGTATGTGTCATAGAAGGGATATGCTTCTAGAATAGATTCATGAAGAAGGGGTTCCAGAATCTTTGTTTCTGCGGCTTCTGGGTCGGGGAAAATAATGCGTAAAATATCTTCGTCTGCTTGTACACCCATTGCGCGAAAAAGAAGAAAGAGAGGAAGGGGTTTTCGCACAAAAGGAATACTTACTTGCAGAGTATTTTCACGTTTTAGAAAGGCAAAGGCCACACGTTTCACGCGGCGCGAGACGGGATTGAGGCAGGAAATCGAAGAGAAGATTGCGATTTTGGGGTCACGCTCTTGCGGTGTAATATTCAGAACATTAAAGGCCTGTTCTTGGTGCGTAATAAGAATCTTTTCAGAGCCATCTACTACAAAGTAGCCGCCATAATCGTATTGGCATTCGCCGGCCTCTTTAATGAAAGCTGTGGGCTTTCCATGAAGAACACAGAAACGGCTGTGGAGCATGATAGGGAGTTTGAAGAGGGGAAAATGCGCCAAATATCCAAACTGTACTGGGTCTGCGACTGGGTCAAGGATGATTTCGCGATTCACTAGGCCGCGCCCCCCTGCCGGATTTGGACTAGAATAGGTGAGGCGTATTACAATGTCTGCCTCTACTGTCGAACAATAGGAGAGATTGCGAAGACGGGCTTCATTGGGAAAAAGAAGGCGGACCTCTTTTGAATCTTGAAGGCTAATAGTGGGAGAACCAATATAGAGGCGGTCTCCCTCCATCCCTCCTATGAAAATCTCGGCCTTATAGGCATAGAATTCCGTGTCTCCAATGGGGCCTTGCAGAAGCAGAAGAGGATTCGTATCCTTTATAATGGCAGGAAGGTCCTGCGAAACAAAGTGGTCATAACTATCAATATGATGGCGCGTATAGGGATAATCCTGGGTTCTGAAAAAAACTTTCAAGAGGCGTTCTGAAAGTTCCCTTGCATCATCGCCTCGAATCGCCCCTTCCATTATCTCTAATCTTAGAGGGGAACATGCTTTGTGTAGGCGCAACCAGAGGCAAGAACCAGGGGGGCTCTTGACTTTGGATGTGAAACGCTTCGTAACTTATTTATGGACTTCAGGGGACGGCGGGGGGGGCATACCATGGAGTGTGGCCACTGCGGTCTGACCTATGCCAGGAACCGCCTGGGCGACAAAGGGGCGAGTTGTGGCAAGAGTCATTGCATCACTTAGTGTGTCTAGAATACCTCCTCCGCCCTGTACTCGATTTGAGCTAATACTTACAGGAATTGTGGGAGTAATATTGACTTTCCCACACTCTTGAAACATTCCCTGTTTATTTATCGTATCGTAAAATGAAAGGCCGCCAGTTTGGTATTGTGGAAAAGAACCATAAACACCGTCAATACCGGGGCGTGTTTGAAAATCAAGAGGGGCTCCTGCACCACCTTTTTGCGCTTTTCTTGTAGTATTCTTTCTACTGGAGCCGGTTTCCATTACGCGCAAATATGCCTCTGCAGCTACAGGCTCTACCGGACTGTGCATTAATGTAAACCAGAGCTTCTTGAATTTTGTAATGCGTTCTTTTGTAGTTGAAGAACTTCTGAGAATCTCGAGTGTACCTTTTCGCAGTGAAGTAAATATTCCTTTTAACTCTGGCAATGTTGTTACTGTCTTTTTGCGCTTTGTTACTCTCTTGGCATCTGACATTCCTCTTAATAATAGTGCAGTTTTTATGTCCGATAGTTTACAGCAGAAGCCAGGTAGTTCTGTGCTTGATTAGGAGAACGGTTTGGAGTTGCATAACTATTTGCTACAGGTACGCCGAGGGAGGAGAGGCCTTGGTTAATGTTTCGCGTAACAAAGTTTGTTGCACTCTGGGGGGAAGGCATGTAGGGAGGGGGCGCAGGGAGGCTCGGCAACTTGTTCCCTGAAAAAAGATAGAAGATGTATCCCAGCAAAAGGGATACGACCAGGCCAGATATTACGTAGGGGGTTGTTCCAGAAGCAGACGCAGTGGAAAAAATATTTATATAACGATATTCGGACGTAAAAATCGTGTAGTGGGCATAGAGTGCTATTATAATAAATAATACCGCTATGCCTAGCAATACCGATTGTGGAACGAGCACAATCAATAATGCCAGAATCAATAGCGCCAGAAGCATAATGAATAAGGATGGGATGAAGAACTCCATGCCTTCTCTTTTTCATACTAACATTCTAAATCTTATCAATCAAATCCACCTGCGTCAAGAAGTGTGTGCGACAGCACGTATTGATTTTCAGCATATCGAGAACCTTCTTTTCTGCAGTTTCGGGGATTTTGGTTCCGTCAAAATAGACTCTTTGCTCTGCAGCATTCCCCTTTAACTTTTTGAGGGCCTTTTGATAGCCCCGCCATTTGTCTGCAATCGGTTTGCCACACTCAAAGCATCGAATAGGAATAATCATTTCTTTCTATACTTGTTTTAACCTTTTATGCAGGTCCAATTTTACCGTCGAGTGTCAAGGGACTGCGTACAGATGCTCCCCGGGAATAACAATACCCCCTACAGAAAATGAGCTCTGTTCTGAATCTTAGCGGTCTGAACTACCAGAATGGCAATCCTATTGGGCGCGAGGTTCGGGCTCTGAAGGCAGATGTGGAGCTGCTGAAGAAGGCACTTGAGACTCTGAAGACAAGTGCCGCAGCGGCTGCAGTGGGTCCTCCCGGGCCTCCTGGTCCTATGGGCCCTGCTGGTCCTGCGGGTGTGCCTGGTGTTTCTGGCACAAATGGTACTGATGGTGCCGACGGTGTAAACGGGGCTGATGGTCCTGCTGGCCCCCCCGGTCCCGCTGGCGCCAATGGTGCAAATGGCGCAAAGGGTGCCACGGGCCCCGCTGGTCCTCCTGGCCCTGCCGGCCTTCCTGGTGTATGCACATGCACTTGTTCTTGCAATGGCACCACCGCAGCTGCTGTAGAACTTGAGGAGGCCGCTGAGTAACTAATGTTTAGAGCAGTTAAAGAAGGTTCTTTATATAATTCTATTATGGATTATACAAAGATTGATTCAAAGGCGATTCTTGACGCGGTGGATTATACGGCCTTTCGCCAGATTATCAGTGATTGTCCCGAGTTTTACGGGCCTCTTGGTCGAGAGCACTATAAACTGCTTTCGTATCTCTCGACTTTTTACACAGGTGCGACCATTATTGATATTGGTACGCACAGGGGGTCTTCTGCTCTTGCACTCTCCTACAATCCTGCAAATACCGTCTACACGTTTGATATTCACAATAAAGTCGAGAATTTGGGGATTAAGTCGCGGGAGAACATTGTATTTTCTTTTGACAATCTGTTCGAGCCTGCGGGACAGGCGACATGGCAGGCCAAGATTCTGAGTGCCCCTTTTATCTTTCTCGATGTCGACCCACATAATGGAACAATGGAAATCGAGTTTTACAGCTGGCTAAAGACGATTGGCTACAAGGGATTTGTCATCTGCGATGACATTTGGTTCTTCAAGGAAATGCGTGACAACTTTTGGTACAAGGTGCCGGCTGATGAGCGTCATGACTTGACCGACCTTGGCCATTGGTCCGGTACGGGCGTTATTAACTTTTCTCCTACAGTGCAATTTCCGCGCAATGACAATAGCTGCTGGACTCTCGTGACTGCGTATTTTGACCTCACAAAATGCCCAGATGCGAGTGAGGAAATCCAAAAAAGGGATTCGGCACATTATTTGAAGAATGCCGTCTCTACAATGGCTCTTCCCTACAATCTCATTGTATATTGCGAAGAGAGTAATGTGAATGCTCTTAAAGCGCTGCGACCGGCCTACTTGCATGCCAAGACACGCTATATCACATGTAACTTTGAACTTCTTTCGTTTGAAAAGAGCCCGCCTCTGAAAGATACATTTCAAGATTATCGCGCGCGCATCATTGATAATCGGAAGAAGCATCCCTATAATTTTGATAATCGTAATACGGCCAGTTATTATCTCTTTTGCATGTCCCGCTACCTTATGCTAAAAGAGGTGATTGAGGAGAATCCGTTTGCCTCTAGTCATTTTGCCTGGATTAATATTTGTATTGAACGAATGGGCTACACAAATGTTCAGAGGCTAGATGAGGCCCTTGCAGTAAAAAGGGACCGTTTTTCCACCTGCTATATTGACTATGTTCCAGAAGATTTGATTAAAAACACGGAGGATTATTATCGCTGGGGGCGCTGCAGTATGTGCAGTGGGTTCTTCACGGGAAATGCGGAGTACATGTACAAGGTATGTGACCTTGTGGAGAACAAATTTCTCGAGTATTTAGAGGCAGGATATGGGCATGCAGATGAACAGCTCTTCAGTCCGGTCTATTTCCAGAATAAGGCTCTATTTGAACATTATTACGGAGATTATCGCCAGATGATTACTAACTATAAGTATGTGCGTGAGGCGGCAGAGGCACCCATTTACAACTTTATTCGCAATAGTTACGCAAATAGAGATTATGATAAATGCCGAGAGGCATGTGAATTTGTTTGGCGGTCCCTTGAACTTGGGAAATGCGGGTGCGCACCAGAGTGGCGGACTGAATTGACCAGAATTCGACAGGCATTAATTTCGACCTCGTCTAACATTCCTGTATGATTCTAGGAGGGATTGAAGTTTACTATTTTCAGGAGAAGAACCCGCTGCTAAACCAATATTCTGCATATTCCTATGATTCCCTTTTAAATTTTTAAAAATAGTATATGCGCCCCAATTACGACTAAGTTCCCGTTTAATTTGTTCTTTTCTTTTATTTAAATTCCGAAGGGAACGTTCACTAATCGAAAAACCGTGATTTGCAGCAGGGACGGCTTTCTTAGTTATTCTCCTATGTTTGCTTCCATTATTTTCACTGTTTTCACGCCGCCGTTTTTTTGTAGAACTCCGTGGCATCCTAAAGAGAGCTGCGAATAGTTCGAAGGCGCGGTTGAGTAATTTCGATTCCATATCGTTGGCGTAAATCAAAAATCATTCTTGATGCGGGGAGAGAGGGGAAAGTCCTCAGTTCTCGCTTTACAATCGCCACTTGTTCTTCTGTAAGACCCGCCACTGCCTGGGGTCTATGTGCAAACTGCTGAAGACAAGTGACCTCACGGAGAGGCCCCTCACTTGTCTGCCTCAATGGACCAATATGTATTTGACCCGCATGATGCTTATCATGGCATGCCTCGCATACCACGATGAGATTTCTCGGCGCATTCATGGCCGTGCCGTCGGGGAGTCGACCACCCACGGCAGTGTGCCTCTCGACAATATGGTGTACTTCGAGGTCTCCCGCGATTTCGGCCCCACATATTTCACATGCACGCCGTGTAACTGCAGCATTCCACGTACTCGCCGCGGCCTCTGTATCATTCACTTGCCCTGTAATACGACGACGGATTCCATGGGCTGCCTCTAGAACGCTGAAGGGTAGACCCATTGCTTTTGCCACTTCAAGGCCATAAAGAGAACTTCCTGCACCAGGATGAAGAGTGCGCTCGTAAATCAAGAGGTCTTTTACAGGGTCATGGCGGACACGAAGATGCCAGACTTGCAGAGTCTTGATTTGCGCCACTTCTTCTACACTCTGTAGACCGTGAAGATGCGTGGCAAAAATGTACTTGGCCCCAGAACGATTTAAATGTGCAATAGAGGCTCCGACAATAGACATTGCAGACGCGGATTCCGTTCCAGAACATACTTCGTCGCCCAGGACGAGACTCTGTGGCCCAGCGCGCTTCAGAATGTCTACGATTTCTGTCATTTCCACGGCAAAAGAAGAAAGGCCGGCCCATAAATCATCGCGATTGAGAATACGCGTAAAAAGAGAGAAGAAGGGGCAGAACTCAAATCGGCGCGCAGGAACATAGCAGCCGGCCTGGGCAAGAATAGTTGCAATCCCTACAGCTTTCATTAGACTTGATTTCCCACTTGCATTCATCCCGTAGACGAGCCAGCCTTGCGTGGCCGCATCGAGGCGCACATCATGACAGACATATTCCGTGCGCGTCTTTTGCATTTCAATAAGAGGATGACGCAGACCTTCAATTTGGAGATAAGAGACCGCACCTGGTAAGAGACGAGGGCGAACAAATCCCTGCTTCTTTGAGACGGCTGCGATTGTCATTGACATGTCTACTTTGCTCAACCATGCCTCTAGAGAATCCCAGGTGGGCGTGTAATGTGAGAGCTTGTCACACACGGCTCCTAACTCTTCGCGAATGGCGCCTACAAGTTGCTCCCTCAGGTTCAAGATGTGCATATAAGATGCTGAAAGAGCGGGAATCTCCAGGGCCTGGGAACTTTTTTTAGAGAGGACTACACTTCCTTCTAAGACTGCTGGAACACCCCTCTTTTTAAGAGCAGTACTCACATGAACTCCAGTACTCTTATTTACCGCAATCTGAATATAGGCCTCTTTTTCCTCTAGACGAAAATATTCTATATCAACCCCAGTCCATTCTGCAATGGCCCTATGAATCTCGATGATTTGTTGTCTTTCTGCAATAATCTCTGCTTCTATAGCTGCACAGCGCGGTCCAGCAGCGGCAGTGAGGCAGAAGGTGTCATTAGAAGCATTGCGCGCTTTTTCAATATCAAAGGCGGCAAGAAAATCTGCAGTCCATGTTTCAAGGGCGGCAGCGGCTGCGGCTTCATATGTGAGAGGCCCACCGGCCCCAATGAGTCCCGCAATAGTTTTTGCAGAACAATATGTCTGGTCAAGAGCCAAAACATCTTCTGCCTCCACTGCAGCCAAGATGATTTTGCGGTGAAGTTTCGTCAAATCTGCACAAGAGCGGAGGGACGCGGCCATACCACTATAGGCTGCTGCACCCTCTCCCAGGCACCAATCAATCTCCTCGTAACGCTTCTCCAAGTCTGTTGCGCTCGTAATAGGATACAGAATACGGCGGCGCATTTCCCTGCGTCCCATGGCAGTAAACGTTTTGAGAAAAAGGCTGAGAACAGAATTATCCTCTTTTGCAGTAATAATATTCAGTTGCGAGAGGGCATGATTTCCCAGGTAGACGGAATCGTCTGGCGACCAGATGCTGGGAAGGCGCAGAAGAGAAACGGCGGCACTATGGTGTTCCAATAGAAACTGGAGGGAATAGCAGAGAGCGTACTCTGTTAGAGGGAAATCTGTAATACCTAGTGTGGCGCGGAGGGGAAGAATGGATTTGGGCTTGAAACATCGGTAAAGGAGCTCTTCACGTGCAAGGGGTGTGAGCATTGTAGTTATGTGGCGAATATGAAGATGTGTAGTAGAAAGGCCGGTTAGTCGGCGGAGAAAAAGGTCACCAGGTGTGTCAATGGCGTCGCCTGCCCACATACAATAATCTCTCGCGGGGAGTAAACCTGAAAAAAATGTACAAGGTCATCTGATGACCAGAGTGTCTTTGTTCCAGAAGTAGTCCCTTCAAATGTATGCGTGGCACCCGTGGTAATATCGACTACTGCAGCGGCAAAAGAGGGGGGCGTACTAGAGTGTACATCTGTCCAGGAAGCAGGAGAGAGCCAGAGACCACCTACATATAGCGTGTCGGCCGTCGAGCTCTCAATATGAGTTCCAGGGGAAAGTATACGCACTACGTAACGGCTCTCGACTTTTCCTCGCGTGGACTTTTTCTGGTCAAGAATGACTACAGTCCAGTTTTCGCGCGTAAGAAGATTTGCGAATTTATGCAACTGGTCTTCTGGAAATCCTCCAAAGAGTGTATCACAACCATTGGGACCATTTCCGAGCTTTGTCGTTAATTTAATTCCCATTAAGTCAATCGCGCGTTTCATAGAAGTCTGCGGCTCTTTTGAGACGGGGTCAGGAATATCATAGAGCTCGTAGAAAGTTCCTACGAGCATTAAGATAGCTGTATTAGGGCCGTAGACTGCAGAATGAGTATTATGAAGGACAATGTATTGTTCCATAAGTTTTGACATCTCTATCTTTTAAACGTGCGACGCCTATAGGTCCTCTTGCGCCGCCGCCGTCTACTTTTACCACTACCACGCATTTGGGAAATAGCCTTTTGCTTGAGCAAATGTAAATAATCAATATATTTCGTGGATTCTTTTATAATTTCATCATCTTTTATTTCTTCATATGTCTTTCCTTTTGATTCAAGGCTTCTTCTTCTTTTTTCTCTTAATATTCCTATAACATGGCCATTGTTACTTGCAACAGAACCAACAAAATCTGGATCTGATTTAATTAACATTTCCTGAATCTCAGGTTTTCCGTATGCTTTTGCAATTATTTCTATGTTATTTTTAACGAGTGCCCCTTGCTCTAAGAGTAAAGCGAGAAGCTCTGCATTTCCTGCTTCCGCAGCGTACATAAGGGGCGTTGTCGACTCTAAATCTGCATCGATGCAATTAGGGTCAGCACCATCTTCCAATGCTTTCACAGCTTTATTTGTATCCCCTCTTTCGCATGCTTTTAATAATCTTTCATCTGGTGTAGGCATTTCCCTACTAAAGGGCGCGACCTTTTAGAGTCATATAGTCTGCATAAAGTTGGCGTAACATTGTATCCGGTGCTTTAGACCCCGTCTTAATCAGTCCTGCCTTCTCAAGGGCCTTTCTAACTTCTGAAATAGTGGAATCAGTGGCTTTTTTGCGAATATTTTTTGCTTGATGAATCTTCTTACTTAGGCTGGAAATTGTAACGCGCACTTTTGTCGAGTGTGAAACCTTTCTTGTTTTTGCGGCGGAAGCAGCCGCGGCACTTGCGGCATGTTTTGCCGGTTTTAAAATAAGTTTTGCGGCCTTCTTCTTCGGAGCTGCAAGAACTACTTTCATCTCTGTTTTCGCAGCTGCTCCCCCAACAGGCGCACCTGCCGCAGTTAGAGAACTGTCAACACCTACAGGAGAAGGCAGACCCGCCACTTC